TCATCTGAGAATGAAGCCCCGATTATGCCTAAATTGTCAAGAATCTTGTCTCTATTTTTCTGGTAATTATTAAAGACATCTGTGCGGAAGATTTTATTCCTAATAAGGTAGTCTTTCAGCAGCTGAAAGTAAGATATGGGAACCTCTGAGCCTACAACAGTCTTCAAAAACCCAAATACCGAAACTTTTATCGTTATAGAGTTCCAAATCGCTATTCGTTCAGCTTCGGACATTTTGTTTCCACCGAACATCGTCATTTTCTCTTCTTTGGCTTCTAGAAGTGATGAAGTTGAGTCCTCTACACAATTCCAAAAGAAATACCCTAGCCATGCGGGGATGTGGGAGAATGAAGAAGGGACAAGTTTAGGGTAGATTCTTCTCACGTAATGCTTACAGAGTTCATTATATTTGTCTATATATCTAGCCCTTACTGGTTTTTTGAAACCCCAAGAAAAGCCAGCCATGTCTGGTATCTCTTCAAAAGCTTCGTAATCTCCAAAGACATCATCTTTATGCGACTCATTCTGGTCAAAGCCTGCCATCGCATCATAGTCGAACTCATCGAAGTCGAACTCTTCAGCATCCTCATCCTGAGCTTCTATAGATTCTGTGTCGCTATCGGAGCAGGGGGTTAAAGGTGTAGCTATCACATCAGTTTTCCGAGCTAAGTTGACCATAGAGATTACTTTGGAGTACTCAGGGACAAATTGTCTAGGGTAGGTACCAGCTTTTGAAGCATTGAAAAAGTCGAGGAAATCCCCGTATATTCCTTCTGGGTTTTCCATGCAGCAAGTGACTGATGTAGGGTCAAACATTTGCCGATTAACCCTAAAAATGGGACATTCTTTCCCAGCAATGTTTGTGCCTAAAGTGAAAGACTTCAACTCCACTACTTCTTCTTCATCTATATCCATTTTCATGAAGTTTTTGCTCTGGATTTCTTTCATTTTTATAATGGTGTCTCGTGCATATAGAGTTCCTGCTAGCGGCCTCACGATCTCTGTCCTGGTAATATAAACCCTACCCTTCAGTAAGCACATGCAGTGGACAGAACCTGGAGGCTCAGACGAAAACATTTCTGTAGGGACTGGAGATGCGATAAGTAGTTTGGTGTTCCGACCCCTACCATTTGTAAAAACGTTGTTGTAGAGTGATTTGAAATTTTTGGTGATATTGATCATGTCGGTCCCCATCAAGTATGGTGTTGTGACCGTGAGCATCCTGTTCCTCATTGCAAACAAGCACTCAACATCTGATTTCACGAGAAGAGAGCAATCTGATGAAGTATTGAAGCTTCCATCAGGTAATCGTTTTTGAGTTTTCAAGTAAAAAATGGAACATTCAGAGGATCTATCTAGGTAGCACTGTTTTAAATCAATACCTTTTAGCGGGCTTAACTGATAAGCTATGGCTATGAGGTTTTTCTGGGCCTTGTCTGATGTGACCAGTGAGAGCAACTCTTCTGGCTCACGGTTTCTTATCGCATCCATCAAAGTCCCTCCAAGAAGCTCTGAGCTAACGCTGCTGAAGTCGGAAGCCACATCTCGGAAAATGCGG